ACAGAAATCGCCGCCTCGGCCGACCCGGAGGACGACGAAACCAACCCACAAGACACCCCCGAGGAGGAACAAGTGTCAGAAGCAATTCAGGCCGAGGCCGCAGAGGCACCGGCAACCATCCCCGTCAGCCCGATCGTTTACGCGACGGCCCGCAAGGAAGTCCCGCTGCCCACAGCAGTCGAGTACCTTTCGGCGGCCATCGCCGGCGGATCAGCCTGGCAGCAAATGCGCGAAGCCATCAAGGCCGCAGCGCCCGATGTGGTCACCACCGACACGCCTGGCATCCTGCCCACCCCGATCGTCGGACCGGTTTACAACAACTTCGTGGGTCGTCGCCCCGTGGTCGACGCAATCGGCGTCAAGGCCATGCCTGGCGGCGGCAAGGTTTTCATCCGCCCCGAGGTGACCACCCACGTTTCGATTGGCGCAAGCCTCGCCGAAATGGCCAACCAGTCCGGCACGCTCGTTGTGTTCAACAACCAGGTCACCAAGCAGATCTTCGGCGGATACGTCAACGTGTCCGAAGCCGACCTTGACTGGACCGACCCGGCAGTGCTCTCGATCATCCTTGATGACATGGGCCGAATCTACGCCAACGCCACCGACAACTACGCCGCCGACCAGCTCGCCTCTGGCGCATCAACCACTCAGAACTTCGTCGCCGCCAACGTTGACGACGCCTCGTACTGGGCCGAATGGGTCGCCAACGCCGCCGAAACCATCCTTTCGGCATCAAATGGCAACCTGCCGACGCACATTTTCATGAACCCGTCAATGTGGGCAGAACTGCTCAAGCTGTCGGACTCATCGAAGCGCCCGTTGTTCCCGCAGGTCGGCCCAATGAACGCGTTCGGCAACCTGACCCCTGGCCAGCCCAACGGCAACGCTTTCGGCCTCACGGTCGTCGTTGACCGCAACTTCAACGCGGCGACCACAATCATTGGCGACGCCTCGGGCTACGAAATCTTCGAACAGCAGAAGGGCGCAATCAGCCTGGACGTACCGTCGACGCTTTCGCGCACGATCGCGTTCCGTGGCTACTTTGCCAGTCTCATGATTGACTCGTCGAAGTTCGTCAAGGCAACGTTCATCTGATCCACCGCTAGCTGCACCCAGGAGTTCTGCACCATGGCCGTTTTCACCGTCACGTTTCACCAACGTATAGACGACTACGCCGTGGTGCAGACTCTTGAGGCAACCGAAATCGGCATTGGTCAATCAATCACCCTGGCAGGCCTCGGACACGGCCTGAACGGCGCACACACCGTTTTGGCTGTCCCGGTCTACGAATACACCGGCGTCGACGACGAAGGCGACTGGCTGTTTGACGATCAAGTGATCATCACCAACCAGCTGCTTTTCAAAGACGCTGGCGACGACCTTGAGCGCTCCGCAGTTGACCCATTCGGCACATTGACCTGGACAGAAACGTGCACTTGGATCATCGCCGCAGACGTTCTGTCGTGGCTAGGTATTTCCGTGGCTACCGCTAACGACACAGCCTTCGTTACGGTCTGCACGGAGGCCGCTAACGCTTGGGCCTACAAGGCGCGGAAGATGGCTGGCTATCAAGGCGAGTCCCTCTCTTCCGTGCCAAGTAGCGCCGTCAAACTCGGCACCATCATGTACGCCGCCAGCCTCTACCGCGAACGCGGCTCGGTCGACTCGTTCGCATCATTCCAAGAACTAGGTTCACCAACACCGACCGGATCAATGGGCCAAATCATGCGTTTGCTCGGCATCCGACGTTCACAGGTGGCCTAAATGGCGGCCACGGGCATTTTCGCCGAATCCCGCACAGCGATCGTCAACGCGCTAACCGCGCTTGGCGTCGCCGTTGTCACCGACCCGCGCAACGCTCGACCCATGACCGTCATGGTCAACCCGCCCACGTTTGACAGCTTTACCTACAACGTCGGCGACATACGGTTTGAACTGCTGATCTTGGCGGCCCCGCCAGGCAACCAAGACGCCGAGGATTACCTCATCACAACCGCCGACACCATCATGGCGTCAACCACTCTTGCCGTTACCGACGGCAGACCAATAGCCGTGACAGTCGGCGATCAACAAATACCCGCATATTCCTTAACGGTCGCAATCGCGGCAAGGAGAAACTAACAATGGCAACAACCACATTCCTGAGTAACGCGACTGTCAACCTGACCGTCGGCATGAGCACTTACGACTTGAGCGATCAGTGTACTGCCTGCACGATTACAGCCGCATACGACGCGCTTGAAGTGACCGCGTTTGGCGACACCGCTCACAAGTTCACCAAAGGCCTGCAAAACGTTGAGGTCACCCTGACGCTGTTTAACAGCTACGGCTCAAACGAAGTTGAGGCCGCCCTCTACGATGCCGTCAACGTCGGCACCGCAACCCTGGTCATCTCGCCTAGTGGCACCACAGAGTCGGCAAGCAATCCGGAGTACACAATCACTGGCTGCATGCTCGCCAGTTTCACCCCTGTCAACTCGACAGTCGGCGAACTTAGCACCCAAGACGTCACGTTCACTGGCGGCACCTGGGCCCGCGATATCACCAGCCCGTGATTTAACCCTCCAACCGTGCAAGGAGAAACACCATGAAATTGACCCTTAACGTCACCACAACGGACAGCAAATACGAAGTCACCACGACATTTGCCAACGTCATCGAGTGGGAACGCAAAATGAAACGCCAGGCATCAGACCTAGCCCGAGGAATCGGCTACGACGACTTAGCGTTTCTTGCCTGGTCGGCATCCAAAACATCCGGGGTCACAGTGCCGCTGATCTACGACGATTTTGTCAAAAAAATCGTTGAGTTAGACGTGGCTAACGAAGAACCGCAAAACCCTACCCCGCCGGAAGCTGGAGTTTCGGCCTAGCACAACTGCTAGCCGAAACAGGCTTCTGGCCGAACGAAATACCCTTTGAGGCCCGCGACCTCACAACAGTCATAAAAATTTTGAACGATCAACGGAAGGAGGCCAACAATGCCCGCGCATTTCGCCGGTGAAATACGAGGCGCAAAAGAGGCCATTAAATCCCTCCGACAGATCGACCCGGAGCTGCGGAAGCAATTCACCAAAGACGCAAAACTGGTTGCGGCCCCGATCATCACCGACGCCAAAAACTCCTACAGCGAAACATTGCTGTCCGGCATGGCTCGGACCTGGTCACAAAACGGAACACCCAAATTTCCTTACAGTTCCACCGCGGCCCGTCGAGGGCTACGGTTCAAAGTTGACACCACCCGCAAAGCTGGAAGCGCTGTCAAAATTCAACAAAAAGACCCGGCCGCCGCCATCATCGAGGTGGCAGGCAAAAAACGACCCAACCGCCTTGGGACCGCCCTCAACCGTTTTGGCCAGCCGTCACGGTTTTTGTGGCCAGCCGCTGAACGCAATCAGGACCGAGTCCAACGCGAAATGGAAGCGTTGATCCGTGACGTGATGGACCGAGTTGAAAGGGACGTGAAGTAATGGCAATAACAGTCCCCATCGTCACAGACTTCCAACCTAAAGGCGTCCAAGAAGCCGAAAAAGCGTTAGAAGGTCTCCGCGACCGTGCTGGCCGCGCATTCAAAGCAATCGCCAAAGGCGCAACGATCGCAACTGGCGCACTGGCCGCAGGGCTAGGAGCAAGCGTCAAGGCCGCCGCTGACGACGCAAAAGAACAAGCCAAACTGCGCACATCGCTAAAGAACACAACCGGCGCAACCGACGCCAACGTCGACGCAATCGAAGACCAAATATCGGCAATGACGCTCGCCAGCGGCGTCGCCGACACGAAATTGCGCAGCGCCATGGAAATCTTGGCCCGCGCCACCGGAAACTCCGACACGGCCATGTCGCAACTCACGCTGGCAATGGATATCGCCGCAGGCACCGGCAAAGACCTAGACCAAGTATCGCTAGCCCTCGGCAAAGCTTACAACGGTCAATTCACAGCCCTCACCAAACTGGGCGTTCCTCTTGACGAGTCGATCACAAAATCAAAAGATTTCACGGCGGCCGCTAACGCGCTCAACGACGCATTCGGCGGTACCCAGGCGGCCTTAGCCGACACCGCCGTGGGCCGCGTTGACCGGCTGAAAGTGGCCTTCGGCGAAGCATCAGAAACACTGGGCACAGCACTGTTGCCCCTCCTTGAAAAAGTGGTCGGCTTCGCCACAACAACACTGATCCCGGCGTTTGAAAAAGTATCGGCCGTATTCGACAAAGAAGGTTTGGGCGGCGTCCTTCGGCTCATCGGCGAAAACATCAAGGAAGCCGCGCCAAAAGTCCTTGAAGCAATCGGCGAAGTGCTGCAAAAACTTGGCGCATGGATTATTGACACTGGACTGCCCTTACTGCGCGACAAACTCGTTCAATTGAAAGACGCATTTACCGCCTGGATCAAAGAATCAGGCCCCGAGGCCCTACAAAATCTCGGCCGTTTTCTCGGCGACATGATTGAATGGATTTTGACCAAAGGCGTCCCAAAACTGATTGAAGCCACTGCCAAATTGTCAATCGCGCTTCTGAAATGGCTTGTTGACATTGGGCCCGAACTACTCAAAGGTTTGGCGTTGTTCGCCGGCGAATTTGCGAAAGGCATTATTGACAGCATGGTCGAAGCGTTCAAAGGACTCGCCAACAAAGGTCTAGAAATCGGCAAAGCCTTTGCAAACGCAATCATCGGATTCATTAACCGAAACGCGATCGACAAACTCAATGACCTGCTGGAATTTAAGGTCGGTCCAATTAGCATCAACCCGCCTGACATTCCCCAAATCCCTGCCCTCGCAAATGGCGGAATCGT